GAACTCGCGGACCTCGGAGCGGCGCGGCTTCACGCCGACCACGCTCCCGGCCGCCGGCTTCGATGGCGAGGTGCCGAACCTCGCCGACTTCCTGCCGGGCACGACCTCGCGCCACGAGGCGATCTGGGTACAGCTGTGGCGCACCCCGCAGGCGTGCATGTGGAACCGCGAGCCGTGGCGCATCCCCAACGTCGCCGACCTCGTCCGCTGCCAGGTCCGCGCCGAGGCTCCGGACGCGCCGGCCGCGTGGGAGACCGCGATCCAGCAGAAGCGGACCGAGGCCGGGCTGACCGAGGCCGGGCTCCGGTTCAACGGCTGGTCCATCGCGCAGGACCAGCTCGCCGCCAAGCGCGACGAGAAGTCGCAGGAGGAGGCGCCGAAGCGCGAGCGGCGCCTGCGGTCCACCGATGCACAGTGAGGGTCCCGGGGTCGTCGACTTCCCGACGCTCGGCGATCTGATCGACGCCTGGATCGAGCAGCACTGCGTCATCCCGGGCGGCTTCAAGCGCGGCAAGCCGTTCCGCCAGTACGACTGGCAGTTCTGGTGCACCGCGAATCACTACCGGATCCGCGAGGACGTGAAGTTCGACGCGGAGAACCCGCCGATGAACCAGGCGTTCGTCTACCGCCGGACGCAGGTCGTCGCGCCGCAGAAAACCGGGAAGGGTCCGTGGGCCGCGTGCCTCGCGTGCGTCGCGGCGGTCGGGCCCGAGCTCTTCGGTGGCTGGGCGAAGCGCGGCGACGCCTACCGCTGCGACGAGAACGGCTGCGCGTGCGGCTGGTACTTCGACTATGAGCCGGGCGAGCCGATGGGCGTGCGGCATCCGTCACCGCTGATCCAGCTCACCGCGAACAGCCAGGACCAGGTCAAGAACGTCTGGGACCCACTGAACTCGATGATCCGCCGCCCCGGCTCGCCGCTCGCTTCGCTGCTGCTGCCACGCGGCGAGTTCATCCGCGTGAAGGCCGAGGGCTCCGACCCTGAGTCGGACCGGATCGACATGGTCACCTCGAGCGCCCGGTCCCGTGTCGGGAACCCGATCTCGGACTTCCTCCATGACGAGTCCGGGCTCTACACGAAGCAGAACGGCATGGTCGACGTCGCCGACGCCCAGCGCCGCGGCGCGGCCGGCATGGGTGGCCGTGGCAAGGAGACGACGAACTGCTGGGACCCGTCGATGGAGTCGACGGCGCAGCAGACCTTCGAGACGGCCGCCGACGACGTCTTCCGCTACTACCGGAACCCCGACACGGCGCTGCACCTCCTCGGCGAGGACGGAAAGCCGCTCTCCTACTCGACGAAGACGAACCGGCGCAGGATCCACGCCTACGTCTACGAGGGCTCGGACCACGTCAACCTCGACAGCATCGAGGCCGAGGCGGCCGAGCTCGTCCAGAAGGACCCGGTGCAGGCCGAGCGATTCTTCGGGAACCGCGTGCGTGCCGGCGGCGGCGCGTGGCTGCCGGACGGCATCTGGGAAGCGCGGCGGGCCGATGTCGTGGCTGCCTAACCCGCCGGACGGCACGAGCATCTGCGCCGGCTTCGACGGCTCCGAGCGCGACGACTGGACCGCGATCAAGGCCGAGACCCAGAGCGGCTTCATCTTCACGCCGCGCTACGGACCCGACCTGCGTCCGGCGATCTGGAACCCCCGCGACTTCGACGGCCGCATCCCCCGCGGCCAGGTTCACGCGGCCTGGTCGGAGATCGTCGACCGCTACGACCTCCGTCGCGCCTACTGCGACCCGGGCTTTCATGACGAGACGTCCTGGGAGACCGAGATCGAGGAGTGGGCGGTCGAGTGGCCGTTCCTCGACGGGAAGCCGGAGAGGTTCCTCCAGTTCCCGACCACCTCGGCGCAGCGCATGTACCCCGCGATCCGCCGACTCGAGGCCGACCTGCCGACGCTCACGCACGACGGCTGCCCGATCACGACCGCGCACATGCGGAACGCCCGGAAGATCCTGGCGCGCACGGGCCGCACCTACACGCTCGGCAAGCCGGCCGCCCACCAGAAGATCGACGCCGCCGTGACCACGGTTCTCGCCCACGAGGCGGCCGCCGACGAGCGCGCGGCCGGCTGGATCATCGAACCCGACTACGCAGCCATAAGCTACTGACCCGGAGGAGGGCCGATGGCAGACCCCGGCACTCCGGACTGGTGGCTCGACCGCCTCTACAAGCGCCTACGTGACCGCGCCCCGCAGATCCGCATTTGGGATGACTGGTACACCGGGAAGCACCCGGTTCCGCAGGGCTACGAGGACGCCGAGCCGCTGTTTCAGCGGATCATGGAGACGGTCGGGCTGAACATGCTCGCTGTCGTCTCCGATGCCCCGATGCCGCGCATGACGATCTCGGGCTTCAAGATCAACGGTGCGAGCAACGATGACGTCTGGGACGCCTGGCAGGCCAACAACTTCGACCGCGGCTCGCGGCTGGTGCGGCAGGACAAGCACGCGCTGTCTGAGGCGTATGTCATGGTCGACCCTTCGGGCGACGTCCCCAAGATGACGCCGGAGCATCCCGAGCAGTGCATCGTGGAGTACGCCCCGGGCTCATCGCGTGAGCGGATTGCTGCGCTCAAGGTCTGGCAGGACGAGATCGACCCGAGCGGCCCGAAGATCCGGGCGTTCCTCGACCTTGGGGCGCAGGGCGTCTACTCCTACTCGGCACCCACGCGCGCCTTCGCTGACCCGACCCGGGCTGCGGCGATGGCGATCCGGCCGGGCTGGGAGTTGCAGCCCGCAGAGTCTGGCCCGAACCCGTTGGGTGAGCCGTCGATCGTGTCGTTTCCGAACCGTGCCCGAATGCTCGCGGCTCCGCTGCCCGAGTTCCACCGCGCGATCACCCCTCAGCGCCGCATCAACAAGTCGCTGCTGGACCGGATGGCGATGCAGGACCAGGGCGCGTTTAAGGCGATGTGGGCGACGGGGCTCAAGATCCCCCGCGACCCGATCACGAAGGAGCCCGTCGAGCAGTTCCTCAAGGCCATCAACCGCGTGTTCGTGAACGAGAACCCCGAGGGAAAGTACGGGCAGCTCGAGGCCGAGGACATCAAGCAGATGCTTGAGGCCGTCCGCGACGACGTGCTCGACTGCGCGATGGTGGTCCCGACGTCGGCGGATTCGATCATGGGCAAGCTCGTCAACGTCGCGGCGGACGGCCTCAAGTTGGCGCAGTCGTCCGAGGTGAGCCGGACGCGCGAGCGGATGGCCGAGGAAGACGACTCGTGGGAGGACGTCAACCGCCTGGTTCTCAAGGCGATGGGCAAGTCGGTCCCGAACGTCGGCCGGATGACGACCGAGTGGCGCAACCCGGAGTACGTGACCGACACCGAGCAGGCCAACGCCGCCACGGTGGCGCAGACTGCCGGGATGCCCGCCGAGGTCTCGTGGGAGCGGTACTTCAACGCCTCCCCCGACGACGTCAAGGACTGGATGAAGAAGAACCGCCAGGCGCAGGTCGACATGTTCTCGACGCTCGACCCGGCCACGCAGGCAGCGATCAAGGGCGTGACCGGTGTCAACGCCGACACTGGCGCAGGCGCGTAGCCACTACAACCGCCAGCGGCAGATCGTCCAGGCGGGCGTGCTCGCCGTGCGGTCGCTGTTCCGCCGCCGCCGGCCGCTCGCTGAGGTCGTCAACACGGTCGCGGCCTACCAGTACGCCTCCGCGACGGCCTCGGCCGCTCAGGTCGCGCGCTGGGCGGGTGCTGACGGCCAGCTGACCATCCCCGAGGTGTTCGCCGGCGTCTCGTCCTACGGCTTCGCCGTCTCCGAGCCGATCGTCGCCACGATCGACCAGTACGTGCCGGCGCCGGTGGAGCCGCTGCCGGCGATCTGGTGGGACGACGCGAGCGCGTTCGTCGGTGCCGTCGAGCGGCTGATCGCCTCCGAGATCGCCGACGCTGGGCGCACCGCCTCGCAGGTCGAGATCGTGGGCCGGCCGGACTGGCAGAACTACGTGCGGATGCTGAACCCGCCCTCCTGCCCGCGGTGCGCGATCCTCGCGGGCCGGATCTACCGAGACCTCGAGGCGTTCCAGCGGCACCCGAACTGCGACTGCGTCATGATCCCGGTGCAGGACTGGGAGGCGGCTCACGACCAGGGCTATGCGTCGTCCTTCCGCGAGGCCTTCGACGCCGGCAACGTCCGCGGTCTGTCCCAGGCCGACGCCCAGGCGATCCGAGACGGCGCCGACCCGGTGCGCGTGGTGAACGCGACGCGCGGCACCGGGGTCCCCGGCATCACGAACGCCTACACCACGGAGCTCTTCGGGCGGCGAGTCAAGGCGACGCACGACTCGACGACGAAGCGGTCGGCGTGGCGCAAGGCGAACCCGTCCCTGCTGGTGCGACTCCGTCCCGAGGCGATCTACACCTTCGCCGACAGCCGCGAGGACGCCATCCGCCTGCTCCGGCTCTACGGCTACATCCTCTGACTCCCTCCGCGAGATGCGGTGGGCCCCAGGGCGACTCCGAGAGGGAGCGTCCGTCATCACCAGGAGCACCCGAGATGGGCGACCCGAAGAACACCCTGTCGAACCGTGACGCCGCATGGCTGGCCGAGACGTTCCGACGCAACCGAGCCCGGTTCTCCGGCTGGCGCATGGAGGCCGACCCGCAGTCGGACCCGGCGCCGACCGACCCGCCTCCCGACCCGAGCCCGACCGACCCGCCGGCGAGCAAGACGCCGCCGTGGGGCGACCCAGAGAACTTCAACGCCGAGAAGGCGTGGGAGCTGATCCAGAACCTCCGCACCGAGAAGGGCGACCCCGCCAAGGTCACCGAGCTCGAGGCCAAGCTCGCCGAGGTCGAGAGCACCCGGCAGGCACAGATGGACGCGCTCGCGAAGGCGCTCGGCGTCAAGGACGACGACACCCCACCCGACCCGGCCAAGCTCGCCGAGCAGATCACGGCCGAGCAGTCCAAGACGTCCGCCGCGGAGACCCGCGCGGCCGCCGCGGAGCGCCAGCTCGCCGTCTTCAAGATCGCGGCCGACCCCGAGGTCGCCGGCAACGCCGCGGCGCTGCTCGACTCGGCCTCGTTCCTCGACTCGCTCAAGGACATCGACCCCGCCGACACCGAGAAGGTCCAGGCGGCGATCGAGACGGCGATCGAGAAGAACCCGCTGTTCAGGGCGTCCCAGGCGCCCGCAACGCCGCCGTTCCCGGGCGGCCCCCGTTCGTCGGCGCCAGCACGCGCCGGCTCGTTGGGCGAGGCCATCGCTCAGAAGATGACCACCGCCCGCCCCAGCTGACCCGTAGGTACTACGGGCAGACCGAAGAAGGAGAATCGTAATGCCCGTTACCCTCGCTCAGGCGAAGCTGAACGCGACCGACGACGTCGACGTCCAGATCATCGACGAGTTCGAGAAGTCGAACGACATCCTCAACCGGCTCACGTTCGACGACGTCGTCTCCGGCGCCGGGAACGGTGCCACCCTCACCTACGGGTACACCCGACAGATCACGCAGCGCGCCGCGGCGTTCCGCGCGATCAACGCCGAGTACACCCCCACCGAGGCCACCAAGCAGCGGTACACGGTCGACCTGAAGCCGCTCGGCGGCTCGTTCCAGGTGGACCGCGTGCTCAACCGCGTCGCCCAGGCCGCGGAGACCGCGTTCCAGATGCGGGAGCTGCTGAAGGCGTCGTCCGCGAAGTTCAACGACGCCTTCTTCAACGGTGACACCGGCGTCGACGCCAACGGCTTCGACGGTCTGTCGAAGCTGCTCACCGGCACCACGACCGAGTACCTGCCGCTGAGCAACGACGTCAGCGCCGGGTATCTCGACTGGACCGCGATCAACACCCAGGCGCTCGCGTTCGCGACCATCGCGCACATCGACGCCTGGCTCGGCCTGCTCGACGGCCGCCCGGACGCGATCTACCTGCCCCGGAAGGCCAAGGCGCTGTTCAAGACGGTCGCCTCGTTCGCCGGCCAGTACAGCGTCGAGCGGGACTCGGTCGGCAACCCGGTCGACACGTACAACGGCATCCCGCTCATCGACCCGGGCCAGGTCTCGGGCGCGAGCACGGACGTCCTGGCGCTGTCGACCCGAGACGCCGACGGCGGCGGCGCCGGCGGCAACATCACGAACCTGGCGGACATGTACGCCGTCCGGTTCGGCCTCGACGGCGTCCACGGCGTCTCGATGGCCGACGGCCCGCTCGTCCAGAACTGGCTGCCGGACTTCTCCACCGCCGGTGCGGTGAAGACCGGTGAGGCCGAGCTCGGCCCGGTCGCGGTGGTCGTGAAGCGGACCAAGTCCGCCGCGGTGCTCCGCAACATCAAGGTCGGCTGACCCTGAGTCCCCAGGTGGGCGGACGGCGATCCCGTCCGCCCACCTCTCGGAATCGACGGCCAGGAGGGCCAGCATGAAGATCACCAGCCCCCTCGAGGGGTACACCGCCAAGGACCAGTACGGCGACGTCGTGCTGGACTTCCAGGACGGGGTCGCCGAGCACGACGGCGACCTCCCGGCCGGGATCCGCCAGTACCTCGCCGGTGCTGGCTACGGGCTCGGCTCGAGCAAGCCGAAGCAGCCGGAGCCGGTCGAGGTGCCGGACCCGCGCGACATCGAGGACGACGTCGTGGGCACCCGACTCCGCGACGCTGCCGTCGATCCCCACGAGGACGACTTCCTCGCGCCGGTCAACGCCGGCGAGGGCAACCCCCACGGTCCCGAGGTGGTCTCCCCGGAGATCCACGCCTCCGGTCCCGCCGGGATCCTCTCGGGCAACGTCTTCGTCGAGGACCCCGCCAAGCAGGAGAAGCGCGAGAAGGACTACGCCGAGGCGCGCCTGATCGACCAGACCCCGGCTCGCGAGGCCGTCGCCGACGCTGTCCCCGACGTCGACGACTTCGGCCCGCTGGGCCTGTCCGACCCAGGGTCGGTCGCCCAGGGCGTTGAGGCCGCCGAGGAGGTCGCATCGGCCGAGGAGGTCGCGGCCGCCGCGGAGCAGGACGACGAGACGTCGCCCGAGCCCGCTCCAGCCAAGAAGGCCGCCGCCAAGAAGACGACGGCCAAGAAGGCCGCCGCCAAGAAGTCCTGACCGGAGGGGGTGCGACGTGGCCGCAGCTACGCACTCAGACGTCGGCGTCGCGCTGCGCCGCACCATCTCCGACGAGGCCGAGCAGGCGCAGATCGAGCACTGGCTGACGGGCGCCGAGATGGCGATCCGCAGTCGGCTCGGCGACCTCGCCCTGCTCGACCAGGACGTTCTCAAGTACGTCGAGGCCGAGGCAGTGGCCGAGAAGGTCCGCCGCTCCGGTCGCGAGGAGTCCAGCATCACCGTCACGCTCAACGACGGCTCCGGCGTGACCCGCCGCTACGAGGGCATGGGCGCTGACGACATCGCCACCGAGCTCTGGTCGCTACTGTCGCCGGCGGGCTCGTCCTCGGCCTACACGGTGGGCGTCGTCTCGCCGGCCGACCTTCCGCGGGTGCTGCCGTGACGGTTCAGGCGGCGATCGACCAGGAGATCGCCTTCCTGCGCGCGGAGAACACTACCGCGATGACCTCCCGCGTGGACGTCTACCACAAGACCGACGAGACCACGACGGACGCGGATGGCTACGAGGTGCCGGTCTGGGAGCCCGTCCACTACGACCTGCCGTTCCGCCTTGTCGGCGGCGACACCCGCGCGGTGACCGTCGGCGGCGTGACATTCCAGGAGGCGACGGCTCGCGGTGACATGCCGTGGGACACGACGGACCTGGCTGACGGCGACTACCTCGACGTGATCTCCGGCGAGTGGGCCGGCAGCGTGTTCCGGGTCGTGGAGGCCGTCAAGGGTGACCAGCGCACGGCTCGCCGCGTGCCGGTCGCCGAGGTGCCGCGACCTGGGGAGTGGGGCTGACATGCGCGTGATTGTGGTGAACGACCTGTCCGACCTCGCGGGCGACATGCGCGCCATCCCGAAGCAGGCCCGTAAGGATATGCGCGCGACCGTGGCTGCTGGGCTGCGCGTCGGCAAGTCCCTCGCTCGGGACTACGCCAAGGCTGGCGCAGGTCCGCACGGCGTGGACTACTACAAGCGCATCACGTCCGAGATGTACGGCGACGTCACCTTCGGCGGCGTGACCGGCATCGCTGGCGAGTACGGACCCGAGGGCATCCCGAAGACGGACTTCGTCGGCGTCGGCTTCCGGCATGGCGTGAACCGCGACCTGCCGAGGTCGGCCGACATGGTTGGCCCGGCCCTCGCTGGTGAGGTCAGTCGTCTGCCCGATCGGTGGTTCTGGTGACCGAGTCCGAGCAGGCTGCTGCGATCTTCGCCGCCCTTAACGCCGCACTCGCCCCGCGGTCTGTCGCCTACGAGTACGGCAAGGTGCCCGGGTCCAACGGCAACAACGGCGTCGAGCCCGACCACTACGTCGTCGTGGACATCTCGCGCCGCTACGTCGAGCACCGTCGCGCGTCCGGCTTCGTGCCGCTCCAGGGCGGTCGGGTCGGGACTCGCTACATCGCCAAGAGCGCGACCGATGTCCGGGCCATGCGCGCCAAGGTCACGGCGGCGCTCGAGGACCAGATCCTCGTCACGGACGCGGGCGAGATCGGCCCGTTCACGTTCGAGTCCGCTGACCCCATGCGGTCCGACGCCGCCTATCTCGTGGCCGAAGACCTGTTCACGTTCTGAGCCATCCCGCCCAACCATCGAGCCCGTTAGGGAGCACTGCCATGTCTCTGCCCGACTACTCGGACTTCATCCGCGTCACCGACCTCGACACGGGTCACAAGGTGTCGATCCCGTCGTCGGCGCTGCCGCACGGCAACTACCGCGAGCTCAAGTCCGACGCGCTGGACGCGAACGGCGAGCCCCTGGCGCCGGAGTACGGCGCCGTCGAGCCCCTGTCGAACAAGAGCGGCCAGCAGGCCGGAACCGAGAAGGAGAAGAGTAATGGCTGAGCCGCTTCGCCCCGCTGCAACGAAGACCTACGGTCGCGAGAACTGGATCTACGTCGCCGCCGTCGCCGACATCACCGCCCCCACGGCGGCCGAGGTGAACGCGGCGTCGGGCATCGACATCACGAACATCGCGTTCGCGGACGGTGCGCCGAACCCGACGCAGTCCACGAACCTCGCGACGCAGAACCGGCGCTTCGGTGACACCACCGAGACCCAGTTCGTCGGCACCACCACCTACACGGGCGGTGAGGTCACCTACCAGTTCAACCCGCAGGGCACGACCGGGGACGACTCGGTCAAGCTGTGGGAGAAGATCGCTGCTGGTGGCGTGACCGGCTTCCTGATCCGTCGCCAGGGTGTCGCTCGTGCGACCGCTCCGGCTGCTGGTCAGTTCGTGGACGTGTTCCCGGTGGAGTTCGGCCCGTCGATGCCGACCAAGTCCGGTGACGGTGAGTCCTCGGAGGCTGCCGCGGTCTGCACGTTCGGCGTGACCAGCAAGCCGGCGTTCAAGAAGGCCATCGCGGCCTGACCCCCTACGACCCGGCGGCGGGTTCGACAGCCGCCGCCGGGTCTCCTGTCGAACCTGTCGTGAGGATTGCCATGCCCCGCAAGACCACCATCCTGATCTACGACGGCGACGACATGGAGCGCCTGGCCGATCTGCGCCGCGAGGTCGACATCGCCGAGCGTTACGTCGACAACCTCAAGACCCGGCTCGAGGACGTCGCCAGCCAGAGCCCGCGGCGCCTCGGGGATGACGCTCCCCCAGCTTCCGAGCGGGTGGAGGAAGCCGAGCAGAAGGCGCAAGAGGCCCGCGACGCCTACGACGCCTTCGTGGACGAGGCTGCCGAGCGGGCCGAGGAGTGGGAGATCCACGCTATCGGCCACGAGGACTTCCGCAAGCTCCTGCGCGACCACCCGCCGCGCAAGGTGCCGAAGGAGGACGGCGAGGGCGAGGTCACGCACTCCGACGACGAGGTCTTTGACGTCAACACCGAGACCTTCCCGAAGGCGCTCCTCGGGTTCGTCGACTCCGACGACGAGGACCACCGCACGGTTCACGAGCCGTTCGGGTCGGTCGGCGTCTTGCAGAAGCGGCTCCGGCGGCTGTCTGCGGGCGAGTTCGATTCACTGTGGGTGACCGCCTACTCGCTGAACAATGGGGCGATCGGCGACCCAAAAGCGTCGGTATTCACGCCCGGCGGCCCGAGGTTCGACGAGACCTGAGCATCGCCCGCGAGCTGGGGTTGACGCTCGCGGAGTTCGACCGACTGCCGGACGACGAGCGGGACCTCTGGATCGTGGACTGGCAGACCCGACGCATCGAGTGCCCCGACTGTGGGCGCCCGGTCGACGAGTGTTCGGACCCGGAGCGGAAGTTCTACCCGTTCCGCCGGATCTGCTACGCCACGATGGAGCGCGAGGCCGCTGCTGCCGCCCTGGCCGCCCTGCGCGACGAGGCCCATTTCCACGACGGCACGTTCACCTCGTGGGCGAAGGAGCGCAGCGACTCCCACCCGTACCCGTCCGGCGCAGGCGAGTCGATCGGCGTGGCTGACGCTGACCTGGCGCCGTGGGACGAGTTCACGACGAAGCTCGACGCCTCACCGGTCCCGCCGTCAGTCGATGAGCAGGCCCCAGGCGAGCAGGACGAGCCCGCCGACGAGGGCGCACAGGAACACGATCACAGCGGGGATGGCTAGCAGCGTCCCCGCGACGGAGTCCGCCCGTGTCGCTGGGTAGCCGATGAGCCACGCGATCACCGCGACGACCAGCAGACCGAGACCCCGCTTCACCTTCACCGACATGCCTCGATGGTACGCACGTCGGCTCCCCCGTGACGAACCACTTGACCCGCTGGAGGTGACCGCATGGCAACTCGGCGCGAGCGGGTCATATTGGAGCTTGAGGACGATTTTTCCGCAGGCATGATCCGCGCGGCCGGTGCCACGGCACTCGTCAAGCGCGAACTCAAGAGCCTGTCCGGCACGTCGGTTCAGACTTCCCGCGACAACGACACGCTCTCGCGCAGCATCAAGGGCGTCGGCGACCAGGCGACGAAGACCAACACGTCGCTGAGCCAGGGCACGAGCGAGATCGACAAGTACAGCGGTCGGCTCGGGCTGCTGCTGCGGACGGCTGCGGCGCTCGGCCCGGCCATCGTCCCGATCGGCGCGGCTGCCATTCCGGCTATCGCTGGGCTGACGGCCGGTCTCGGTGCCGCGGCTGGCGCGTTCGGGGTGACGCTGCTGGCGGTCCAGGGTCTCGGCGACGGGCTCAAGGCGCTCGACGCCTACCAGTTGGACCCGACCGCCGAGAACCTCCAGAAGTTGCAGTTGCAGATGGACAAGCTCGGCCCGTCTGGCGCGGAGTTCGTGCGCTACCTCGACCAGCTTGAGCCGGTCATGCGCGGCGTGCAGGACGTCGCTCGCCAGGGCCTCTTCCCGGGGGTGGAGGACGGCATCGACGCGATGCTGACCAAGCTGCCCCAGGCGAAGCGGATCATCTTCGACATCGCCTCGGCGCTCGGTGACGTCGCGGCGAGTGCGGGCAAGGGCCTCGCTGGCAACGGGTTCCGTGACTTCTTCAACTACCTGGAGACCGACGCTGCCCCGACCCTCAAGGCGTTCGCGGAGGCGACCGGCAATGTGGCAGAGGGCATCGCGAACCTGATCGTCGGCGTTGCGCCCCTGTCGCGGGACTTCACCTCCGGGCTGGTCGCTGCAACGCAGTCCTTCCAGGACTGGACCGCGAGCCTCGCCGGGACGCAGGGCTTCCAGGACTTCCTGTCCTACATCCGCCAGACCGGCCCGCAGGTCGTCGATCTGGTGGGGCAACTCGCTCTGTCGCTGGCGTCGATCGTTGAGGCCGCGGCCCCGGTCGGGCAGGCACTCCTCCCGGCGCTGACGGGTATCGCCAAGGTCGTCGGGATCATTGCTCGGAGCGACATCGGCACGCCGCTGTTCGCTGGCCTCGCTGCCATGTCGGCTCTTCGGCTGGCGACGCAGGCGTGGGGGCGGATCGCCGAGACGTCCGTCGCTGGGTTCGTCGCTGGAAACGCTCGTGCGGCGGCGTCCATCTTCACTGTCGTCTCCGCGCAGGAGCGGGCGATGATGTCGACCCGCGAGCTCGCGGCGGCGCAGGCGGCCCAGCAGCGCACGGCCCTGGTCGGCGCCGGCAGGTTGGGCGCGGTCTTCGCCGGCCTCACGTTGGCGAGTGGCGCGCTCGGTGACAGTCTCGTGTCGTCGAACACGGCGTCGATGGCGCTCATGGGGTCGTTCGCTGGCCCGTGGGGCGCGGCGATCGGTGGTGCGACGGGTGCCGTCATGGACTTCCAGGCGTCGTCCAAGGACGCGAACGCGGCGATCGACTCGCTGCACGACGCGATGCTGTCCGGTGACGAGGTCAAGTTCGCGGCGGCGCTGGACGCGGTCAACGCCCAACTCGAGAAGCAGACGCAGAACACGGTCCTCGGCACGTCGGTCCTCGGTGACCACATCGGCGCCATCGTCAACACCATCGCGCCGCTGTCGAACACGGCCAAGTTCTTCGGCGCGCTGACGGGCTCGACGAACGACCTCGCGGACGCCTCGGCTGAGGCCGCGCACGGGGTGTCGTTCTTCGGGAGCGCGTTCGCCGAGACCGCGAAGAAGACCAAGGCGAGTCAGGAGGCGCTCATCGCCGCGCGGGGTGCTGCCAACGAGACCGCGCAGTCGTTCGTCACCCTCGGTGACTCGCTGAACGACAGCAAGGTCTCGCTCGGCGACTGGATCAAGCAGTTGCAAGCGCAGGCCGACGCGCTGCGGAACTTCGCCAACAACGCGATCACTGCCGCGCACAAGGGCCTCGACGACGGGCTCATCAAGTCGCTCCAGAAGGCCGGCCCCGAGGGCGCGCTGCGGATGAAGCAGCTCGCCAACGCGACCGAGCACGAGATCGACCGCGCGAACCATGCGTGGCGGTCGGGTCAGCGAGCGGTGCGGGACTACACCGACACCGTTGGCGGCGTGCGGAACCCGAAGCTCAACGTCGATGACAGTCAGGCGCGGGCGAAGTTGGCGCAGGCGACCGCGCTGCTGCGAAAGTACGGGCTCACGAAGGCGCAGGCCGCGCTGCTGGCGCAGGATCTCGCGTCGGGCAAGATCAAGACGGTTCAGCAGCTCATCAACAAGTACGGGCTGACCGAGGCCACGGCGACCGCGCTACTCAACAACCTGGCATCCGGGCCGCTCAGCAACATCATGGGCCAGTTGAACGCGCTCAACGGCAAGGTCGTCACGAGCACGGTCCGCACGGTCTACGAGACGATCCACAAGTCCTTGGGTGGCGTGGGGTTCGCGTCTGGCGGCTACACGGGTCCGGGCGGCAAGTACGAGCCTGCCGGCGTCGTCCATCGGGATGAGGTCGTGCTGCCGCGTGAGGTCGTGCGCCGTGACCGGCAGTACCTCCAGTCGCGCTACGGCTTCCTGCCCGGCATGAGGAGCCTGCCCGGGTACGCGGACGGTGGGCGCGTCGCAGCACTCGGCTCGGGCGGTACTCCCAACTTCTCCGGACTGAGCCCCAGCAGCCAACTGTTCGGCATCAACAAGGCGTTCCTGTCGATCGCGGAGCTCGCCAAGCGCATCGAGTCGCTGACGGTGAACCAGATCCGGCACCTGTCCGACGACCTCGACAAGCTCAGCAAGAACGACCTGACGAAGCTGTCGAAGGCGCTCGG